ATCAAGAACGTGCTGATTTTAATATGATTCGTGCTGATAAAACCGCAATGGCTAATCTACCGACCAAAGCACAACATCATGAATTCCCTCCACTTGGTGGCTATTTCTTACCAGAATGGGATTAATCATGCCAGCAATGCCACGTATGAAAGGGAAAGCGCAGAAGATTGCCTACGCGATCTTAGGCTTGCCTGCTAATATGGAAAAAAACGTGAAGAAAAGCAAAAAAGATAAGCACATAGAACATATGCTTGTTTTTGATGAGACTTCACGAGTTAAATAAGAGTTTTACTACTACCATGATTAAAGGGAGAGGTACAAGTTGCTCCTTGCTTCCTCTCTCTCATGGGCGATAAAGGATTAAAGATGGCTAAAAAAAAAGCAGTAATAAAAAAAGTAACGATTAAAAAAGAAGTCATTAAGTTAAAACCCGTTAAGCATGCTAAAAAAATTGGTGCAAAAAAGGGCAAACTAAAGATCAAAAGAGTTATGGAAGAGTTCAAAGAACATAAGCTTCATAGCGGTTCTAAAAAGGGACCAGAAGTGACAAATCCAAAACAAGCTATAGCTATTGCCCTTTCAGAAGCGCGTAAAGAAGGTGCAAAGATACCTAAAAAGAAAAAAAGATCGAAGAAATAACAGCGTTTATATTCCCTCCCTTTTAATGAAGGCCCCATGTTTTACTACACGGGGCTTTTTCGTTATTCTCAATAAGCATTATTCATTTTAAAAGGAGCATTATGATTCGAGAGACAGTTGGTAAAGTATCGTCTGATTTAATAAAAAAACCTCATGAGACAACATCACCTGTAGAGCAGATGCGCGAACAACTGGGTGAATACGATAAAAACATTATGGAATGCGTAGAAAGGAATAAAAAGGATTTCCCTGGTGATTTCTATGTTGTTGTTCTCACAAAGCGTGAACGATTGATGCAGAATGTACTAAGAAATTATTTCTATGGCAGAGTATCATGCCCAACACCAGACTGGGATCAAGCAGTGTATAAATATAATAGAAAAGATGATGGTATTATATTTATGTGGGTAATTCCATCCAAACAATCATGTGAAGAAATGATGATGAATAAACATCTTATTCCCCTTGAAGAGTATAAACTGTTAGAATATGTTTTAGCATTTCATGATGGAACGCTTCTGCGTATCGCAAAAAAATTAAATGGTGAAAAATTAGAGAGCGTAGAATTACAAGATTTTACATTTAAGGGATAAAAATGTTAGATAAAAAAAAAGAAATTTCGAAAAAATTAGAATTATTTAGAAGTATAAGAATAAAAATTGATGAAATAAAATCAGAAGAATTTTTTTCTACTCAAGATAGCCATTCTAAAATAAATATTATCAAAGATTATTTATCTTCTGCATTGAGTAAGGATAATTAATGAGTTTTGAAATCAAATATGATCGCGATGGTACCGTTATTCCTCAACCTGAACCACAATTCCAAGAGCAGGTTCCCGAACAACAACTGGAAGCAGCACCAATAGCCCAAGAAGAGTATGAAACACCGGAACCAGTGCAAGAAGAGAAACCAGTAGTTCATAAACCTGCGCCACAAGAATCATGGAAAACACTTCGTGAAAAGGCTGAACGTGCAGAGCGCAGAGCAGCTGAACTTGAACGAGCATTACTCGCACAACAAGAATCTGAGTCTGAAGACGAAGATCTTGAACTTAAAGTTGATGATGATTCCCTTGTTGAAGGTAAGCATCTGAGTAAAGTGAGTAAGAAGATACAGAATCTAGAAAAACAAATTCGCCAGTATGAACAGCAATCGAGTTTAAGTGCAACAGAAGTGCGATTAAAGCAAAAATATCCTGATTTTGATGCGATTGTTTCCGTTGATAATCTTGAAAACTTACGCAGTAGCCATCCAGAGATAGCACATACTATTGATTCTTCAACTGATCTTTACAGTAAGGCAGTGACTGCATACACTATGATAAAGCGATTGGGAATATCACCACAAGATGATCCATTTAAGCAGGAAAAAGAGATTGCTCAACGCAATGCAGCAAAACCTAAATCGCTTGCATCTATTTCTCCGCAACAAGGCGATAGCCCATTGTCAAAAGCAAATGCCTTTGCAAATGGAGAATTTAACGAAGATATGAAAGCGCGATTGTGGAAAGAAATGCAACAGTATCGTAAATAACTAAGACTCTTTTTATGATAGGTCGTGGTTGGTCAATCCTCTTTGCCAACCACGACCCTCCTATTTTTCCTACTTGCTTCTCTTTTTTCTTCATTATATCCTACGTATGAACGTAATTTGGAAGTCGTTCTTCCAATCTGCATGAAAGTTCGGATTAGCAATCTGAAATTGTCTGGACGTAAATCGGAATTCGTCCGCCGATGACGCAATGTGAGATCTCGTCAGTCTTAAGTAAAAAATTATTTTATTACTTAAGGAGCTATTATGGCTATCACAACTACGAGTACACTGCCTGCACCAGTGCAGCAAAGTTTCTCGTACAAACTACTTTCAGTACCAGTTCCTAATATGATCCATAAGATCCCCGCAATGAAGAAGAATATGCCGCGTAATGGTGGTACAACTCTTCGTATGCGTCGATACAATCCGCTTAACACAGCGATGGTTCCTTTAGGGAATTCTGGTATTACTCCTCCTGCCCAAAATCTTACTGCGGTAGATATTGATGCAGTTATTAGTTTTTACGGTAAAAAGTAGGTGCCGTATGAGTTCGACTTATTATAGACCTATGTACAGTTGAACGAGCAGGTTAACGACGATTGTTCTTTGAAATTTCTTGGTTTTAGCAGTAAATGGCCTGCTTTAAATCCGCTCTGATTGACTTGGAAGCCCTAACGTAAAGACGAGGGCGACAAGGGCGAAGATAATTTAACCACCTATGGTATTTAATTTCTTACATTCAATCCAAATGGTTTTTCTATGCGCAAGTACATCATCACTAATGAGCCAACCATTGCTTGCTACTGTATTTCTATATTCGAGAACTAATTTCGCTTGTTTCTTTTTGATACGCAAATAAGGCAACAAGGCCAAGATAGCTTGTTCTAGGTCTTTACCAAAAACATGCCATCTATAACAAGTCTTTCTGCCTTCTATCTTTTTTCTTGTATCATATTGCCCTTTGAGGCTAGACACTAATAACTTCATTAGTTCTTCACTGGTGTTAACTACGGTAAGTCGGCATACGTAATAATCTTTCTTTCTATTTTTAGTCGGTGAAAGATGTTCTAATCCAATGCATCCTTCTCCGTCTACAATTCCAGCAAGATAGCTCATAGTTGTTATTTTCAAATCTCTTATTAGTTGTTGCTCTGAATTATTTTGTGATAAGTATGAGAATTCGTCATGCATAGTTTTCCTTCATTTTAATGTATGGATATAGCGTACCATAAATAAATTAAATTATCACGCTGAGAGACTGAGGCGAGTGGACACCGAGAGGTGAAGCGACAGTCCGATCCCTTAGGAGACTAGGGGAGTTGGGAATAACAAGACCAACCGCCAAATAGAAAATATTTGGTCAAAAAAAGTAACAGTTAAATGCACACTGCAGAACCAAGATCCTGTTCTTAATGAATGTGCTGCTCGTCTTGGTGTATCTCTTCGTCAAACCGAAGACCAATTAACTCGTGATATGTTAGCAGCAACTGCTGGTTTTATTAATAGTGTTGGTGGTGTTAATGGTGATAATCCGACTGAAATTACCCGTTCTGATGTGGATGCTGTCGTTCGTACTTTATTAAACAATAATGCGTACACGATTATGGACAACATCGAAGGTGAAGACAAATTCGGTACAGCACCAGTTCGTGATGCATACTTTGCATTATGTTCAACACAATTGACTGGTAATCTTGATGCCGTTGCTGGATTCATTCAAAAGAACCAATACCCTGCGCCAATGAATGCATTGCGTTCAGAATGGGGTGCTATTGGTAACCTTCGATTCTTGATTTCATCTATTGGTAGCTTTACTGCTAATGCATCTTCAAATGGTGCCAATGTATTCAACATTTTCTGTGTTGGTATGGAAGCATACGCATGCATTGAGCAAGACGGTTACTCAGCAAGCTTTATTTATCGACCACCGATTTATGATGGGCCATTAGCGTTGAACGCGTCGGTTGGTTACAAATTTGCTGAAGTTCCAAGAATTACTAATGACTTGTGGGTAATTAACTTACGCGCAACATTAGCTTAAAGGAGATAATATGGACGGAACTATTATAGGTCAGGGTTCGTTTGTAGTCCCTGCAACCGTTGTAAATCAATATATCAAAATACCATCTGGCGTTGATTGGATGAAGGTTCTTAACTACACCAATGCAGCAAAAGTCGGTGGTGCTACTGGTTTAGGTGTCAGTTACTACTGGCAACGTGGTATGGCTCCCGGAACCGGTGTTGTTAACTACTATGGTAACGCAACTGCCGTTATGAGTGGTGATACGTTAGTATCTGGTGGTTTTACTCTTTATGATCCATCAGGACAAACTGCAGGAGCTTTACCGTTAATTGGTAATGCAGTCGCGACAACAGCGTCTACTAATGCTGTTCGCCCTGTTGTATCAACAGCATCTACGGCTGGTATTGTTGTAGGAAGTGTTGTTCGTATGAGCAATACTGCACAAACTGATGTTAATGGTATCGATATGGTCGTTGGTGCGGTCACCACTAATGTGAGTTTCACCTTACTTACGGCGACTAACCCATTAGCGAATGTTCCTGGTGTAGTTGGTGGTGCTGGTTTCTACCGCATTGTTAACACATCAGAACTTTTCTATCCACGTCGACGTGTGGTGGTTAATATCACAAACGCCGTAACACCAACCGTGAGTACCTCTATTGCTCATGGCATGACACCGGGACAAGAGATTCGGTTCTCTATTCCAACGTTGGTGATTGGTAACCCTGGCATGATCCAATTGAATGGCTTGAGTGCTATCGTCTTATCGGTAACGGATGATTATAACTTCGTTATCAATATTGATACATCAGCATTCAATACATTTGTATGGCCTACTGTTGCGCAACAACCTTCATCATTCCCACTTATGGTGCCGTTTGGTGAAGATACCGCAACATCATTATCAACTCCTGCGTCACAGGTTCCTACTATTGGAGGAATACAAATTAATGGAACGCAATCAGGTATCCTTGCCGATGCTACCGTTAATACTGGATTCCTTGGTATGGTTCTTGGTACTGGCGGGGTTGGTACCGTTGCTGGTGCATTAGCAATTAGTGGTCCTGCGGGTACTGCTGCTGCTGATGTTGTTTATTGGGTTGCTGGTAAGTCATCTTACGGCGGACTATAAACTTTTTAATTAATGTCACATTAAGGGGAGGGCGACGGCCTTCCCCGTTGTAAAATTATAGAAAGGAAATCCATGTCAGATGGAAAATTGCAAGGAACCGCTGAGACCAATGCGGCTAAGACCAATCAAAAAACAAAAAAAGATCTTAAGTACATGCGAGACAAAGACCGTGAAATGGTACGGGGCATTTTTAGATTTTTTGAAGTCCCCAATGGGACTATGGCGTTTTCTTTCCGAAAATATAAGGAAGACGAAATAGAAACATATACTTTAAATGATGGATCTATTTATACTATTCCGCGTGGCGTTGCGCATCATTTATCCAATAATTGTTGGTATCCTGAACACGCGTATAAAATGGATGATAAGGGATTGCCTTCTATTCAGATCACCAAGAAAAAGCGCCGTTGTTCATTTGAACCATTAGATTTTATGGACTCCAATGATATAGCAGAATTAACACCATCGAATATTGAAACGGTAACATTTTTAAAGTAGTGTAGTTATTAACAAGGAGAGAGATCATGGCTTATCAGTGTTATGCCTATACGGATCCTGTTTATGGTCCAGCCATGCGAATTATTACCGCAATCACGAACAGTCCTTTTGCTCTGGTAACTACTTCATTTGCCCATGGTTATCCAAATGGAACGGTCGTGAGGTTTGATATACCGCCAGCTTTAGGCATGATTCAGTTAGACCAAATGACCTCTCCGATTGTTGTTACGAGTCCTACAACATTTACTATTACTATTGATACAACACAATTTGCACCATTTGTTATTCCCGTTGGGTTATCTTCCAAAATAAATGTATGTGGATTATCTGTACCGATTGGCTCAAATAATGATACGCTTGCTCCCGCTGAGATTAATCTTTTATAAGGAGAATTGGTTATGCCAATACCACCAACAACGACATTACAGGCAATACAAACGAAGGTAAGGCGTCTCACGCGTTCTCCTTCTACTGCTCAGCTTACTGATCTTGATCTTCAAAATTACATTAACACCTTTGTTGTGTATGATTTTCCTGAGCATCTAAGGACATTTAATCTCAGAACAACTTTTGCATTTTACACGAATCCCTACCAAGATACCTACCGTACTGATGAGATATCATTCGGTGATCCAGTAGCGAATCCAACGATTGTTTATAATCCACTCTATAACTTTCAGAACAAATATATCTCAGTTCATCCGCCAATTTATGTTGCTGGTTATCAAACCCTGTACACCCAATCGCGGGAACAATTTTACGGATATTATCCAAATGTGAACTCCATCGCATTGACAGCCAATGCAGGTGATGGTGTGACTACCTCATTTACTGGCGTCGTAAATGCTCTACAATCGACGCCAGGGAATGTTATTCAGAATGTTGGCTTGGTACAAGGGCAAGTACTTTTTGATTCTGCTGATTCAAATTTGAACGGCTTAGCATTGGTTGATGTGCCAGTCATCAATGCAACTACCGGTAATCCTACGGTTGATGGTAATTTATATGATCCTGCATCTGCTGCGTATCAAGCAGCGCTGCTGGCTCCGCCAACGGTTGTCGATGTGACTAATACAATCAATTACGCTACCGGCGTGTACACGATTACGTTTGGTACTGCACCAGGATCAGGGATTCCTATTAACAGCCAGACTAATAATCAAAGACTTGGTATGCCACAGGCAATGCTTTATTATGGCAATACATTTGTAATACGTCCGGTTCCTGATCAGCCATATAGAATCGACATAGAGGTATATAAACGACCAACAGCTCTTTTGGCAACGTCTCAAAGCCCTGAGCTTGAAGAGTACTGGCAATATATAGCATTTTCAGCAGCAAAAAAGATTCTTGAAGATCGTATGGACATGGATAGCGTTCAACTGCTGCTTCCTGCATTGAAAGAACAAGAACGATTGATAGGCCGTAGAACAATTGTACAATATACCAATGAACGCGTTGCTACTATTTACACTGAACAAACGTCTCCAACAACAGGCGGATTTAGTGGATGGGGCAGTGGCGGTAGTAGTCTTTAAGGAGATATCATGGCTTTTTTGCCACTTATTCCGCAATCAACTGATAAATTATCCATTTCACAAGGTAATATATTAAACAATTTTACTATCCTTGGCGCTATTGCAGGCAACGCAAGTGCTGCAAGCGCTTCTATTAATAGTACTTCTGGATTTAATTGGCTGTATTTCCCCAATCAAGGTGCTACACCGCCGGCAGGTTCTTCGTTCCCTGCTGGTGATGTGGCCCTGTACGCATTTAATAATGTGACATCAACGCGAGATGAATTATACATTAATAAAACCCTTGCTTCTGGTGTTGCACAAATACCATCAACCGCTTCGACCCTTGGTACGGCAACACCATTATTGGGAACGGATGGCTACACCTATTTGCCTTCTGGTCTTATATTAAAATGGGGTCCAGGAACAGCAAATGGATCTGCGGTGATAGCATTTGCGGGGCCTGCATTTACCGTCTGTTTAAGTGTTCAATTAACGGTACTGCAAGCAGGTGCTTTAGATACTGATTTAGCAGTACGATTGGTCGCGATTACCAATGCAAACTTTACTGCATGGGGATCACCACGAAGTACGACAGGATCGGCGGCAGTGAGTTTTTATTATTTAGCGATAGGATATTAATATGGCATTCGATCGTTTTTTAATCGCACCTATTAATTCGGGACTTACAAAAAATGCACCACCATGGTTAATACCTGATGAAGCATTTGATTATCTCCAGAATGCATATGTATTTAGGAGCAGATTAAAAAAACGATACGGATCCATAATGATGGGATTCACCCAATTTGAAACACGACTTCGTGCTTCACTTGCTGCTGGTGGCGCAGGAGTTGGTATTACGAGTGGTGCAGGAGCTGCTGCGGGTAATGTGCGTACTATTTTAGGTGACGCGTCACTACCATTAGCGGTTGGACAAGCATTTTCTATTGATGATGAAATGTACACGGTTATTTCAGCAGTTGCTGGTGTGCAAGCGATGCTAGCAACGATGGGATCCGGTACTTTTAATATTAGCAATGGTGATTTTACGATTACCGGTGGACCAGCAACGACTACTATTTTTTTCTATCCAAGCCTTCCGGTTATGGGTATTAGTCAGTATGAAATTAACGCGGTTAATAATCATCCGACCTATGCATTTGATATGCGGTATGCCTACGTATTTTCAGGTGTTTCATGGGGGCGATCTGGTACCGCGATATGGCATGGTACTAATCTGAACTATTTTTGGGTTACTAACTGGCAGGGATTAGTAGGTACAAAATATTTATTTGTTACTAATTACAATGCGACGGTGCCAACACCAGGTGCGAATGATGATCCTATTTGGTTTTTTGATGGAACAACGTGGACTGCTGCATCGGGTGCGAATGCATTTTATTTCAGACCAGCTGGTGGCGCGATTCATACTGGTCCTTATGTTAAGACAGCACGAATGATTGTTCCTTTTAAGAATCGATTAGTACTGTTAAGCACTATAGAAAATGATAATAGTGGTGGTGCGGGTGTTAATACTGCGTATACCAATCGTGCACGGTATTGTTTTTATGGTTCGCCGTTCGCCGTCAATGCATGGTATGAAAGAGCACAAGCAGATAACGTTCCTAATGTTGGTGCTGGTGGTGGTGTTGTTGATGCATCAACGGAAGAACAAATTATATCAGCGGAATTCATCAAAGATCGGCTTATTGTTTATTTTGAACGAAGTACCTGGGAATTAGTATATACCGGTAACCAAGTCGGTCCCTTTATATGGCAAAAAATTAATAATGAATTAGGATCGCAATCGACTTTCAGCTCTATCTCATTTGATAAAGATGTTTTGACGATTGGTCAAACAGGCGTTCATGCATGTAACGGATCAAATGTTGTTCGTATCGATGATAACATACCAACAACCGTATTTGAGATGGAGCTTGATAACAATGCGACACAGCGCACGGCAGGTATCCGAGATTACTATACTGAATTAGTATATTGGGCCTATGTTGATGATCTTGAACAAGCGACGCAAACATTCCCTAATCAAATATTAGTGTATAACTATAAGAATGGCACGTGGGCGATCAATGATGATTGTGCAACGACATTTGGGTATTTAGAACAATCAACTGACATGACATGGGCATCTTCAGATCCACTAGAATGGGCAGAAGCAACATTTGCCTGGAATAGTAACTCAATTCAAGGACAGCACCGTGATATTTTATTCGGTACTCCTGAGGGATTCGTATTGGTTCTTGATACTGAAATATCACGTAATGCAGCATCGATGCAAATTACTAATATTACCTTTAATGGTGATCAGTCACTGACTCTGACCATCATAAGTCATAATCTTACCGATCAACCTATTGAGTTTGATTATGATATGGATTTCATTCTCATCGAAGATGTTGACGGGGATGCTACAACAGAACTAGCACTCAATGGTAATATTTTTCAGGTATATACCGTTGTTGATGCCAATAATATTAGAATCCTAGTGCCTGGATTATTATCGGGTACGTACAATGGGTTGGGAACGGCAGCGCGTGTTTCTAATATTCAGATCAAGAGTAAGCAATGGAACCCGTATGTTAATGATGGGCAGAATGTATATCTTGCTCGTATTGATTTCGGTGTTGTTAAGACAACATCTGGTGAAATCACCGTTGATTATTATCCATCATCGTCTGAAGTATCTATGATCGATGGCGGTGTTCAAACAGGCGCTATCATGGGAAACAATATTTTAGAAACATTCCCGTATGATCCAACGATGTATCCTCTTGAGCAATTCCAGGAATTGTTATGGCACCCTATCTACTTTCAATCAAGTGGAGAGTATATTCAACTGGGTATATCATTTAGTTTAGAACAAATGATTGATCCTACTGTTTCATTACAGGAATTTGAAATACAAGGAATGGTATTACATACCCAACCAACGTCAGTGAGGTTAGAATGAAGAATAGTATATATTATGGTTATCTCCTTTTATTGTGCTGTTTTATGGATAGTAATGCATCCCAGAAATTTATTCGCTTGCGAGAAGCACATATCAAAGAAGAACAAGAATATAACAATAATATAAGAAAAAATCATGATCTTACTCCTTTCTTAGGGAAGTATAAAGATGGTACTCCTGAATGCCCTTTTGCTTTTTCTTATTCGGAAGACAAAAAAAGTATCATATTAGTTAAATTGAAGTTAAATAGTATCGTAGGAAAGAAGTAATGCCACAAGATTCTATTCAGTATGGTGCCTTTATCCAAACAACCCAAGTATGGGATATTTCTCAGTTACTCGATGTTGATGTTACTAGTCCTGCATTTAAAGAACTTCTTGTTCGGCTGTATCAGCAGGTAAATAACATTGCGAATCTGTTGAACATAAAAGATACGGGGCAATATCCGCTGACAGAATTTGTTAATGGACAGCTTCTTTTCAGTAATCCTGCACTAACATCTTCCACGGCACAAACGGCTGAAGATAGACAAATATGGCGTAAAGTAATTGATTTCGGTTCATTGCCTAATACGGGAACAAAAGCAGTGGCCCACGGCATAACGTGTACAGCCATGACTTCATTTACACGAATTTATGGATGCTCAACTGATACAGCAGGGAATTATATTCCGTTGCCGTATGCTTCTCCTACTGATGCGAATGAAATAGAGTTGAAAGTTGATGGAACAAATGTCACTATTATAACGGGATCAAATAGAACTAATTTTACTATTACGTATATCATTCTTGAATATGTGCAAAGTTGAGGAGAATAGTAATGCCATATGATACAAGCCAAGGGGTTGGTGGTGGTTTGGGAGGAGCTGCAACGGGCGCAGCAGTAGGATCAGCAATTTTTCCTGGTATAGGAACTGCAATCGGTGCAGGTATTGGTGGATTGGCAGGACTTTTATCCGGTATCCGAAGAGATCCTGAAAAGAAAAAAGCAAAAGCTGCATTGAAAGCGCAAAAAAAAGCGGACAAATATTACAGAAAATTTGGTAGATATCCTGCTGGCTATGTAGATCCAAGTACCGTTCAAGTTCCTTCTCCTACTGATCAAAGTACTGCTGGACAACCAGCAACTGCGGGTGCTCCAGGAGCTACTACGCTTGGCACAGAAGGTGGCTACCAAACCTCACCGAATCTTTATAGTCCAGAACAACAAAATGTTTTGAATTATCTCCTCAGCCAGGGCAAATCTCAACTGGAAAATCCGTACGGAGGATTTGAACCCATTGAGCAACAAGCACGATCTAAGTTTCAAAGTGAATCATTGCCCAGTATTGCTGAACGATTTTCTGCACTTGGTGGATCGGATACTCGTTATTCAAGTGATCTTACGGGATCTCTTGCTGGTGCTCAATCAGAATTTGACCAAGGCATTGCTGCCTTACGAGCACAGTATGGACTAGAGAACCAAGGCCGAGCACTTGATCTATTAAGAATGGGATTAACACCACAAACTGAACAGCATTATTTCCCTGCACAACCACCATTACCGCAAATGCCTTCTACTGGTGAACGGACTCTTGAAACAGGTGCTGGATTGCTTGGAGGTTATTTACAAGGCGGTGGTGATTTTGGTATTAGCCAAATCCTTGCCAATCGAAAAGCAAAAAAACAACAAGAAGCGGTGGTAAATCAAATACTGAATAAAAACAGAACCGGCTCACTTGTGGATGCGCGTACAAAAGGGACTGGTAGAAAACCATCGATCAATACGTTCGCTAATTTAATCGCACTTAAAAGACTTCAGAAGGGGGTATAATGGCACAGGTTATTAATGATCCGTATAGAAATCGTGATTATAGCGCTCAACAAAAATATGAACAGGAAACGCCCTACTTCAATGCAGTTTCGAGTGTATTAGGTGGTTTAATACATGGCAGAGCACAGGAACTATCGCAACGTAGGAAGCAACAACAAACTGCTTCTGGCTTGCAGCATTTATTGAATATCCCTGCACAAGAAGCACATCATCTTGCAGGATTGCAACCAGAGATCCTTGATTATGTGGTCAAAGATCGTCTGCGTGAACAGAAAAAAAGTCACTTGCAGTCATTATTTAACATGTCACCGGAACAAGCTGAACAAGCACTGCCATTATTAGAGAATCAAGAAGGCCAAGGTCTTACACAACTCATGGGTGCACAAGAACAAGAACAGGCTCCTGTTACTAATCGCGCTCCATATGCTCAGTTCCAATTACCAAATGCTCCTCAACTGCCAATGCAAGAGCAACTGCAGGCTGCTCAACAACCTGTTGAGAACATTCCTGAAGAAGCTGCGGCACCTCAAATGGCTGCTTCACCAGTACAGCAGCAAATACAGGAACAACAAGCAGTTCAGCAAGCAATAGCACCACAAAGAAAATTAACTCCCGTTGAACAAAAAAAAGCTGAGAAAGAAAAAAAGATCTTAACCCACGAACAAAAAAAACAATTACATAAAGAAGAAGCTGCTGCTCATAAAGAAACGCAAAAATATTATGACCAAGTTTTGTCAGTTGATAAAGCAGCTCGAGAATCAGATAATCGCCTTGATAGAATGCTAAAATTAGTTAATGAGGGGAGTTTGCCTTTTTCTGCCTATTACAGCGGTCTTAAAAATATAGAAGAACATGTTTCTCCGGTGACCGGTGTTGGCGCTGGAGGAGCAATTGGTGGTGTAATAGGAGGATTGTTAGGAGGAGGCGTCACGGCCGGCCTTGCCGCTGCTCCAGGAGCAGCTGTTGGTACCGCAGTAGGCGGTGCTATAGGAGGTTTAGTGAGCCCTGTTGTAGGTGTATTACGCTCTATTCAGCGTTTAACATCACCAGACACTGAAGAATTTGAAAAATTAAGTAGCCAATTTATTTCTGGAGCAAAATCTATTTTTGGTGCTCGCATTACTGACCAAGATCTTCGAGCATTTATGCAACAGATACCAACGCTTTCAAATACTGACGCAGGAAAAAAGAAAATAATCAGAAGTATGAAGATAGCGAATGAAGCTGAACATGCGCGTGCCAAAGCTATGAAAGAAATTATTAAAGAGAATCGTGGTAAGCGACCAGCAGAATTAGCTATTTTGGTTGAGGAAAGAGCTCAAGCAGAATTAGACAAACTTGCAGAGAAATTTGTTGGAGAATCGAAGCCTCCTGTATCTAAAAAAGAACCAATGCAACCAATAAATCTTGGCGGTGCTCGTACCATAATGCCAAAACGGTGATACGATGAATATGTTCTCACTATTGTGTCTTTATGTAACCATTTTAAGCATGAATAGTAATGTATGTGCCGTACGTAATAATAAGAGTAACACCCGAAAGCATTCGCCCATAATCCGGCGAAGAAGTCCAAGCCTGAGCCCACAATTTCCAGTTCCATGGCATAGTCGTGGCTCTTCAAATTTTGACCTGAGCGGTTTTTGTGATCCAGCTCGATTGCTCCATGAACAAGAAAAGCAATCAGAATTATTAAAGCAACAAAGGCAAGAAGGACAGAGGCTTGCCGAACAACTGGTTTCTTTACAGGCGATTATTGATCAACAGAAGATAGCGCTTGATATTCATCATGAGGAACTACAAAATAGGCATGATAGAATTGATATGCGTATTAATGGATTAGAATCATTACATTTAGAAGGATTGCACGAAGAACAAAACGGTCATAAACTTATACTATGTGACCTTATTGATCATACACACGTAACCACATCTAAAATGAATGAAATACATAACAATTTGAATATCGTCGCGGTTAGGCAACGTGAAATTGCTGATTCAATAGGCAGATATAGAGAACAAATGAAGCAGCTGCTTGTTGATGGCAATAACTATGTAAAACAACAGAAGAAGAAACAAGACAGTATTGAACAAAAAGTTGGATGCATAAGCCGTGATTT